TTGGCACCCTGTAGATCTTGCCAAACATTTTGGTACTGCATAACTTACAAGCGTCGAAAGACATAGGGGGGGTCAATTCCAAGCATACCCCCTTTCTAATCGGCGCGGTCTTTCAAATTTCCCCGGCGGGATATTTTTTGTAGTTGTACAGATATTTTCTGGGAGGTTCAAATGGAGACAGAACTTAAAGAAGTTTATTACGACGAGTATTGTAAGACATGCAAACACAAGGATGAGGCTGAATCTTGTGACAAATGCAATGAATGTTTGAATCAGCCTTATAACATTAATTCACATAAGCCTATTAACTATAACTAATTCTCCTGTATATTTGTGTTTAGGCATTCAGCGTCTTAATTGGGGATACAGTGCACTAAGTAAACAAGAGGTCACTAGCCTTGTTTCTCTCCTTTCAAGAGCAATATTAAAACTGTTTATCACCTTTCAAGAGCAGCATTAAAAACTGTATCTCCAGTTAAGGCGCTGAAACTGCCTAGAAACTATACTAGAAGTAATTGGTAAGTAGTAAATAAGTATATACAAAGTGAGGTGAACTCTGTGGAAAGAAATAAGAAAGAGTTGCCGCCTACTAGTTCTGCAATAATGCCAGAGAATCAGGAATCAAGAATGATTGGATATGCAATGAATTTAGCAGAGCAGCAATTACGAGATGGTACAGCTAGTTCACAGGTAATTACTCACTACCTTAAACTAGAAGCCAGTAGAAGAGAAAGGCAGGAACAGTTAGAGATATTGCAGTTACAGAAAGAATTAATAGCTGCTAAGACTGAAAACCTTAAGTCTTCTAAACGTATGGAAGAAATGTTCCAAGAAGCTATGAGAGCTATGACTATGTACGGAGGAGGAGTCAACTAATAATGAAAAGGTCCTACAGCGAGATGTTAACTTATAGTAGCTTCGAAGAACGTTTTAACTATCTCAAACTAGATGGTACAGTAGGAGATATTACATTTGGTTGGGATAGGTATTTAAATCAAGCTCTCTATACATCAGATGATTGGAGAGTAGTAAGAACTAAAGTAATACTACGAGATCAAGGATGTGACCTAGGTTGTCTCAACAGAAGATTATCGGGCTCTGTAATAATTCATCATATAAACCCAATCTCCCGAGAAGACATACTCAATAGAAACCCAATTATATTCGACTTGGACAATCTAGTCACTACTTGCCTCAGAACTCACAATGCAATTCATTACGGTGATATTAATTTATTAGACAAAGACATTGTAATTGAAAGAACTCCTTTTGATACATGTCCTTGGAAAAGATAGGAGCACATATGACAAACAGTATATTAGATGATGTCAAGCTCCAATTAGGAATAGATGAAACCGATGATAGCTTCGACCCTCAGGTAATCGATGCAATTAATACTGTATTCGATATACTTAATCAGATAGGTGTTGGACCTGCCAATGGGTTTTACATTGAAGATAATACAACTACTTGGGATTCTTATTTAAGTGAACATGGCAAGACATTAAGAATGGTGAGAACATATATGTATGCTAAGGCTAGATTAATATTTGATCCACCATTAAGTAGTGCAGTCATGGATGCCCTAAATAAGATAGCAGACGAAACTGAGTTTAGATTAAAGTTTCAAGCAGAGTATGATAGATTTAAATCTATTACCGGAGATACCGGAGAACAAAACTATTATAAGTAAGGAGGTCCTCAATGGAATACACTGCGGTAGATGTGGATGTCGGTGAGAATTTTATAGAACACCATGGCATCCTGAACATGAAATGGGGTCGAAGAAGATTTCAAAATCCTGATGGAACTTTGACGCCTGAAGGCAAAATAAGATATTCAAGAGAAAAAAGAAAGCAGGCAGCTAAGAATCTTAAGAAAGCAAGGAAAGTTCGAGAAGCCAATAAGAAGAGAGAAATGAAGTTGGCAAAGAAAAAGGCCAAGATAGTAGAGAAAGGTCTCGATGAGGTTAAGAAGCATTCCAAATTATTTAGTAATGAAGAAATTGCCAATCTTGTCAATAGAAACCAACTAGAATCCAGACTTGCTGACGCGGCAAATAGTAAGAATGTACAAAGAGGTAAAATTAAAGTTGATAACATATTAGACTTTATGGGTAAGGCTGCTAATATTGCTGATAGTGCCGGTAGAATCTATAGAAACATTAATCCGATACTTGAGGATAATGGTGTTTTCTTAAGTAGAGATAAGAGAAATGACTATATCTATAATAGAAATAATATTCTCAAGAGACGTAAATACGACGCTATGCAAAAAGAATGGGACGAGGCTATGGCAGATGCTAAGTACAAGTTCCTTAAAGAGAATAAGAATTCTAAAGACCTTATGTATAGACTTGCTAAAGCTGATGTTGAAAAGAATGTATATAAGACCGAATACGAAAGAGATCATCCGGGCAACACACAGAAAATGACTATCGATGAAGCTTCTAAAGCGATTAAGAAAGGCAGTGATGCTCTCGGCGTTGACAAAGACGATCTTATTGACTTCTTAGTTGATAATAATATTGTTACGAAAAGTAATAAGAAGAAATAGGTAAAAAGCAGGTGATGAGATGAGTTTAAGTAATACCGCCACGCCTTACTATTATGGACTTTTTAGAGATGCAGTCATGCGAGGTGAAATACCAGTATGTCAGCAGATCTCAATGCAAATGAATCTTATAGATAATTTAATAGCAGACCCTAGATATTACTATGATGAGGATGCTGTTAAAGGATGGATATTATTCTGTGAGAATGAATTAACTCTTACCGATGGTTCTGACTTACATCTATTAGATACATTTAAATTATGGGGTGAAGACTTATATGGTTGGTTTGTATTCATAGATCAAGAAGTTCCAGTACCAAATCCGGATGGTAGTGGCATGCACTATGAAGTCAGACATGTTAAACAACGATTAAGAAAGAAACAATTCCTCATAGTAGGAAGAGGAGCGGCTAAGTCTTTATACGACACTTGTGTGCAAGCATATGAATTAGTAGTTAATAAGAAAACAACGCATCAAGTAGCAACGGCCCCAACAATGAGACAGTCGGATGAAGTATTATCTCCATTCAGAACTGCCATCACAAGATCAAGAGGACCATTGTTTAAATTCCTTACAATGGGTTCTATACAAAACACTACAGGGTCTAAAGCAGAAAGACCAAAACTGGTATCAACAAAGAAAGGAATTGAATCACTGTTTACTGGATCATTACTTGAGATAAGACCAATGAGCATTGATAAATTACAGGGTCTCAGAGTCGCATGTACCACAATCGATGAGTGGCTATCTGGAGATACTAATGAAGATGTAATCAGTGCTATTGAACAATCAGGTGATAAGGGAGATAATCCAGAATACATTATACTTGTTACGTCATCCGAGGGTACTGTACGAAATGGACCTGGCGATACAATTAAGCTAGAGTTAATGGATATTCTCAAAGGTAAGTACTCGGCGCCTCATGTAAGTATATGGTGGTATAAGTTAGATGATATAAGCGAAGTAAGTGATCCTAGTATGTGGTTAAAAGCCAATCCGAATATTGGTAAGACAGTATCTTGGGATGCGTATCAGAGAGATGTTGAAAGAGCAGAAAACGCACCAGCAACTCGTAATGATATTCTTGCAAAAAGATTCGGTTTGCCAATGGAAGGTTATACATACTTCTTTACTTATGATGAAACTTTACCATTTACAAATAAACAAGACTTCTGGCAGATGCCATGTGCTTTAGGAGGAGACTTATCGCAGGGAGATGACTTCTGTGCTTTTACATTTATATTTCCACTATCATCTGGAGCATTTGGTATTAAAACTAGAAGCTATATTAGTAGTAGAACATATGAAAACTTACCAATGGCAATGAGAGCAAAATATGATGAGTTTATTAGTGAAGGTTCATTAATTGTAATGGATGGTGTTGTTCTTAACATGGAATTAGTATATGATGATTTAGATAGACACATAATGGATAAACAGTATGATGTAAGAGCATTTGGATATGATCCATACAACGCCAAAGAATTTGTAGAACGTTGGGTTTCAGAAAACTCTGAGTTCGGCGTTGTTAAAGTTATTCAGGGTGCCAAAACAGAATCCGTGCCGCTCGGAGAACTCAAGGCATTAGCTGGTGAAAGAATGTTGATATTTGATGAGAGTTTAATGCAGTTCGCTATGGGTAACTGTATTACAATGGAAGATACAAATGGTAACAGAAAATTATTAAAGAAGCGTCGTGAACAGAAGATAGATAATGTAGCAGCTATGATGGATGCATGGGTTGCCTATAAACTTAATCGAGACGCTTTTGAGTAAAGGAGGGCATCAAAATGAACGATGCAGATTACTTCGATGCTTGCTATGATATTAGCGAAGATTACTTAGCCCATTATGGCATTCTTGGTCAGAAATGGTGTGTTAGAAGGTATCAAGATTATGATGGTTCTTTGACGGCTGCGGGTAGGTCTAGATATGGCAAAACGAGATGGACAAACATAGACGGTAGTATCAATGAAGAAGGTAAGTATCACTTTCAAAAATTTGCCAAAAAGCAGATTAAGAAGAATAATAAATATTATAACAAACATATTAAAAAGTATAAGAAACTGGCAGATAGTACCGATGACCCTGAGATGAAATCTAAATTTGCTAATATGATTAAAGATGCCGAGAAGTCTAGGGATCAAGTTAATGAATACATTTCTCAGATGAACTTTGATGACGCATTAACTTACGAAAAGAAAGAGCAGGAGAAAGTTTTAAAGACTATAGCCGCGGTTACAGGTGCCGGTGCATTAAGTGCTGGTGTGGCAGGAGGTACTGTCGCTGCAATTAGAGGCGCCGCTAAGGT